CTGTTGAGAGAACAAGTTCTGATTTGACGTTTTACGGCCTAATCGGAATGGAAGCTTTCAACGAGATGCTCCCGGCTATGGGCCAGGAACACGACGTTGCCTCGCAAGAGGTGACTACTGGTAACCATAGTCTTACGCTTCGATATGTGGTGGAGTGGGATGTGGAGAATGGGAGAGTTTGGAATTGGTGGAGTAGAGGTTTTCCGTCTTCGGTTTCGAAGATGAGGGGAGGAAGAGGGTGCACATACGTCGACTATGTCGGGGAAAAGGCGAGTACTGCTGGAACTGGCGTACTCCCTGACCCGATACAGTCCTACCGAGATGTTACAGAAGATTTCGTTCGAAACTTCCGTGTTATCAAACGTCTCGGAGATGACGATGATGCACCTACGTCGATGGAGTTTGACATCAACGATTTCAAGCGGAGAGTGCAGAACGCATTCCTCGCATGGAAGTATGAACTTCCAGAAGTCGCTGATACCTTTTCTGATGAAGACCTTGCTGTCTTCTATCGGAATGATACTTCCGTCGACGCACTCTTCTCCCTCTCTTCGAATTCCGTGCGTAGTGTGAGGGAGACTGCTGGGGACGTCTTCAACGTCCTCTGCGATTGGTACCAGAGAACCCAGGATGTGATCGTCAATCACTTCCTGAACAATGAGGTGAGGCGTCAAGTTGAGATTGCCATTCGTGACGAGTATATAAGTCTGAATCCAAGCCCTGGATTCAGTTCTCGTACGAAGTTGGGTGTCGCTAACCGTCGAAGATGGTTGGCAGACGACCTTGACAATTTCAAAGCCTTCCTCATTGCCCGTTCGGGCTGGATCCAGTCGCTGGTTGAACGGTTCATGGCTAGTCTGCGGGGTACATATACCCTCCATACTCGACAAGAAGGTCGAGTTGTCTACCTTTCCGAACTGGAAGGTGTGACTTTGTGGGTGGAGAATGTACGCACCAATGCAGATAACCTTTGGGCAGGAGAAGCAATCAGGGTTCATTTGAACAACTTGAGGGTGGATTACGACGTCAAATGCGGCCGACCGGCTGCTCTCGATATCGTTTTCCGACACCTTGTTCATGATACCCCTGTCACTCCTCCCACTGAACCGGTTCGACCGCAGTCCTCTCTCTCCTACGCTTCGGAACCAGAAGCACCTCTTACCACCATTTCTGGACGTGTAGAGAAGGTCGCAGAGGGCGACCGGAAGGAGGGGGTCACTGCTGTAGGCAATGATCCCATTGGAACCTCGGGAGTTCATCGTCGAGGTCGGAAGTGGAAGAAGACTGTTCATTGGCTTCCTCCACGAGATGTAGAGTATGGATTCGGGAAGACTCTTCTTAAGAAGATCAAGCCTGCCCGTCTGCATGCAGCGCAACGTTGTTGGGATGCCTTTCGCCTTTGTCTGGCGGGCCTGGGAGTCAAGTACAGGACTCCAGGTTACCTGCCTCAAAAGGGTGTTAAGGAAAGTCATCTGGCGAATTGGGGTCTTGTCGTCGAGTTGGCGCGAAAGTGGATGTTCCGCTCCATAGCAATGGCTAAGTCTGACAAGGATTACGACCGTAACCTTGGTCAATTGAAGGACTATGCCGTTGCATGTAGAGCATTTTCGCTTTCTGCGCCGTACTCGGGGACCTCTTGTAGACCTCGATTCACCAACCAACCGTTGCTTGTCGGACTCCTTCAGAATCCTGACAATGCTGCGCAGATGGCAAGACTCGGTCGAGCTCTTCCGCCTGCTTCCGATAGCAAGGTCAAAGCGGCTGCGATCCAGCACCGCGAGGACTTTGCCAGGGAATTCCACACTCCAGCACATCTCCTTGATTCCGCCCGGTCTTTCAGTACAGACTGGGCTCGACGACGGAACATCGCTGCGTCTGTAAGCGTGTCCTTGCGGGACAACGCCAGCGCGAGCTTCTCGAGAGAACTGGGCGGGGCACTTCGCGAACTGCGAGGGGGTCTCGAAACGACTGACGCGCTTAAGGAGTCGAACAGCGGGTCTGACATCCGTGGCTTCCAGGAGGTGAACAGGTACGTCGAGGGAATCGCTGATGGCGGCTATAGTGGCCCCATCACTGCTGATACCCCTTGGTGTCCTTGGACGTTCGTGTCCAGCCTGGTAGCTAAGGATCCGGATTTCTGGGACTCTCTTGGAAAGCCAAATGGAGTTGACGTGACAATGAAGGTTGCAGAATGTGAAATCTCTGCGATCATCGGTCACGGATTCGACTCTGCCAAGAGGTTCCTCAATGGAGAAATCCCGGAAGTCAGATTTACCGCACTCCCTGAGCTTGGCGCGAAGGTCCGTGGTGTCACACCAGCACCGGCCGATCTTCTGTTGGTAGGAGATGCGCTCAGACGTACTGTCTGGCCTCTCCTCCTCGAAGATCCCGACATCGACATCCGTCCCGAGTTCGAGCGTGGGGAGACATTGGCAAAGATCTTTTCTGACTTTGATCAGGAACACGGAGACGTTCTTTACTCCGCTGATCTTGATCGAGCCACTGATCTTGTCCCTCACGATCTTGCTCATTCCTTGTGGAACGGTGTGTGCGATGGGCTTGGCTGGGCTGACGATCATGAGGGTCGTCTGTACGGAAACGTCCTTTTGGGTCCCCTGAAGGTGAAATACCCTGACGGGATTCCAGTGCTTGAACTTTCTAAGTGTGGTATTGCTATGGGGATGTCCATGTCGTGGTTCATCCTCTGCGTATACCAGAAGTTCATTATGCACGAGACTGCAAAAGGTTCCGTCTCTGACTGTCCTGGTGCTTCTGAAGTGGTGAGTGTTGTAGATCGTAAGGTCAAGTTTAGTGAAGCTAAACTTGTACTGTCTACAGTATCTGTCAATGCTGACGATTGGCGCGTATTCTCTGGTGCGAAGGCTCCCTACGAATGCATCGACCGGTCGAGGCCTGTCCTGGATATGGACGAGCTTCAAAGACTGGTTGATCTTCGAACACGAGAGTTCTTCCCCGAGATACGCGGCCTGAACCGTCGCAGTGTTGAGTCTGTCTCCTTCCAAGGTGACTGGGCTTTGGTTTCTTTTCAACGTCTTGAGACAGTTCTTCGTACGAAGACTGTCAGTCAAGAAGAAACTAAGCTCAGTCCCTGTAAACATGGAAGGACCAAACCTCACAGATACATACACTCCCCTCCCTTGCACCGGGATCCTCCCCTCGTGATCCGTGGTGACGACCTCGGCACTTGTCTGCCGCCTCAGTCTTGTGACTATTACGAAGAACTCATCGAAGCTACTGGCGGGTCCGCAAATAAGAAGAAGAGCTTCCGCTCTCCTGTCGGACTTACCGTAGCTGAGAACACTTTTCGACGAGTTCTTAGTCACGTCGAGACCTTCCCTGTGCGCAAGAAGGCCCGCCAGCGACAACGCGTGAATCGGTCGGATCAGACCGTCTTGATTGAAACGGCTCATTATCGAGTTGAACGACTCAATGATTTGCCTGTAAGACATCTGATGGCCGACCCGTCGAAGAAAAAGGGTGTGGACCCGCTCATGTATGTGCCCGTTGCCTGCCAAGAGATCCTTGCAGAATACGAGCACTTGCCAACATACAAGAGCATTGTCCAGACAGTCCTGTCCGTGAATCACAAGCTTGTGAAGAGGGCAGAGAACGCCAAACTTCCTCTCTTTTTCCCAAGGGATCTTGGTGGTGTGGGTTTCCCCCACCCCGATGGGTTCCAAAGAGGTTGTTTGTCGGCGTCTGTTCGGTACCAACATGCTGCCTATCTGATTCTTTCCGGGAATAGAGGTGCAAACCTCATCAAGGATTCCTGGGAAGGTCAGAAGGACTGGTGGGCTTACCGAAAGGCCGATCCGAAGTCGGTCTCTCTCTCTTCTGATTCTGGACTTGGGACTGGTGTCCCTGTTTCGACGGCAGATTTGCACGTCACGCTCTTCTCTCGCCTCGCTCTTTGGCGCGCTGCTGCTGACCCAGCGCAGAGATTGAACACCCCGAAGGAGAAGTTGGGAGCACGTGAACTCAACGTTAAACGAGTGCATAACCGTGTCTTCAAAAAGATAGGGTCTGAGCCGCCTGCTAGGTTCTACAAGCAGACCAAGACTCTTGGAGACTACGGCCATTACACTGTTGAGTACACTGCTCCACCCGAGTTGCCTGCGGACGACTGGTTCGATAAGTCTAGCGTGAAGTTCCTCCACGCACCGACTTGCCAAGGTGTAACCTGGCGCAGGGCGAGACGCTCTGAGCGACCTGACGGGAACTGTAGGAATTGCGGCGAACCAGACCATGGTATGTCTGGTCTTTGCCCGCTTTCTCCGTTCTACCGTGAGGTCCGGGTCTCTGCTCGTGCCAAGGGTTACATCCCTAGCCCCTGCGATCACTGTCTCGGTACCACGATTCGTCGTGATAAGGAGATTGTCAAAGTGACCAAAGGGTTCGCACCATACTCCGTCTACGCAACTCCAACTAAGCTCCGGGATTCTCTGCGTCTGGCTGCTGGACACAGCTACGTGACGCCCGAGTACCGAGGTTCCTCTCCTCTCAAGGTCGGTCTCTATCAAGACGGACCTTCTCTTCACACTCCCTACCTCCATTCCCTTACCACCACAACATTTGAGCGCACGGGTCCCTTGCGGACCCCCGCACGAGCAAACGATCATCCTTTCCCGGGTGACCATCGTGCCGTAGATACTAAACAATGAGTTGTTCTTGAAGCTCAT